GCCGATGCCGGCATCGGCAGTTCTGCGGCGCGCGATCTGCACGCGCTTCAGGCCGGCACGATCAAGGAGATCGAACCCGAGCTGCCGCTGCTGAGCCTGAGCGAACTCGAGGCGCTGACCGAGATCGAGCAGAAGTCCGCGCAGCCCCGGCTGACGCTGATCGAGAAGATCGGCGCCGAAACCCTCAAGCGTCGCGCCAGCGACAGCTGAGCCATGGCCGGCGCCGGCATGTCGGTTTGCTACCGCTGCAGGGCCGCGCGATGAGCTCGGTTCTGCCGGCGTACTACGACTTCGGTGCGCTGCATCGCGGCGATTCGACGCCGCCGCTGGCCATTGCGATGAGCGAAGACGCGGCACCTGCATTCAGTGCGGTTGGTGCCAGCGCGGTATGCCAAGTGCGCGACCCACTGACCGGAACGCTGTTGCTTGAATGGTCGACCGCCGCGGACACGCTGTGGCTGATTGACGGCGGCGCGTTACTGCGAGAGCGGATCCCGGCTGCAACAGCATCGCTGAGCCCGGATCGGTATCAGGCGGAGCTGGAAATCACCGAGGCATCCGGCCGACGTCGGACATGGCTGCGAGGCCCGATCACCGTTATGGGTGACCTGGTGGCCAGTGCTACCCAGCCCGGCGATATCGGGAGCAACCCTACACCGGTGTTCTTCGACTTCGGAACGATCCTGCGCGGCGATTCGACCTGGCCGATCGGCATTGCGATCAGCTTCAACGATCAAGTGGCCTTTGCGGCTGCCGGTACTTCCGTCCTGTGCCAAGCCCGTGATCCCGACACCGATGCCGTGGTGCTCGCATGGTCCACCGGCAACAACACGGCGCTTGTAACCGATGGCTGCGTTTTGCTGCGCGAGCTGTCACCGGAGATCACCGGCGCCACGGTGCCCGGCCGCTACACCTGCGAGCTGGAAATCACCGAAGCAAATGGCCGCGTTCGCACCTGGCTGCGCGGCCCGCTGACGATTACTGGAGATGTTGCCCGTGCCTGAATACGTCCACCCCATCACTGCCAAGGGCCCCACGTATGTCGGCAGCAAGCTGGTGTATCAGGGCGAAGCGGTGCAGAGCGATGTACCGATCAATTACGTGGACCCGCCCGCTGTCGCGACGCTTGACGCGGACGGCCTGCCGCCGGACGTCTCCGTCGCAACATGGGCCGCACTACAGGCGATCCCGGTTGGCCGCCGTGTTGTCGGACGGCGCTACGGCGTGCGCCAGCCGGTGTGTACAAATGGCACGCACGGCACGATCTGGGTCTGGACCGGCACTTTGTTTCGCCCTGCGGGCCGGCAGCTTGTGTTCAGCAGCAACGCACTGGTGCAACTCGCGTCCGCAGATGCAAATCGCAGGGTGATTCGCTCCTCGCAGTTTGAGGCGGGGCCGCTCGCCGGCGTACGGCTTGTGAACGTATCTGCCGGCTTTGACCGCAATGTCGCAGACCCCGCCGGCGGAAGCGTGCGGGCGCTGCTCGGTCCGTCTGGAAATACATCCGATGCAACTATCGATACGGTTGGATGGGGCGCGACTCTGCTTCAGTTCAACCAGCGCTGGGGCTTCTCACCGATTTCATCGACGCTCATCTCCAACCGTCCAAATAACGGCGCGATCAACGGCTTGGATTCTCAAAGTGCGAGTTCAACATCGCGCAGCGCCGGCGTCTCCGTCGCCAGCCTCGACACGACACCGATGTTCCTGAGCGTCGAAGTTCAGCAGGGCGCGTCGCCGGTAGCCCTGCCGTCGTCGCCGTATATGTACGTCTGGGTGGAGTGACCCATGGTCATCATCGACCACATCAGCAAGCGGCCATCTCACGCCGTTATCGCAATGACGCAGCCAGACGGGTCCGCCCGCGTGTACATGCCGAGCGACGAACTGCCTCTGCTGTTGGAACTCTCCAGCGCTGCAGCACGCAGCGGATCGTGACCACGTGACCTCGATCCACGATGAACACATCGCCGCTGATTGCCGCATGAGCACAGCCACCCATTAACGATCACCGGAGACGTCCAACGTGGCCAATGAAGTGAACATTGTCGTCCAGCGCTTCGGCGCCGTTCTCCGCGGCTACAGCGCCTTTGAAATTGCCGTCCAAAACGGCTTCGAAGGGACCGAAGCGGAATGGCTGGAATACCTGCGCGCCGGCGTTGACGACGGCACCGATGGCTGGTCGCCAATCTTCGCGATTGCCGCCGATGGCGAGCGCCGGGTGATGCGCGTAGCCGACTGGATCGGCGGAGGCGGAACCAAGCCACCGATCGGACAGTACATCGGCCCGGCCGGCCTGACGGCCGTGCTCGCCGATGCGCTCGACGTGCGTGGCACTCCCGGCGCAGCAGGCGCCGCCGGCACGAATGGGACCAACGGCACGAACGGTTGGGCGCCGCTCCTCGCGGTGGTGGCCGACGGCGCGCGCCGCGTGCTGCAGGTGACGGAGTGGACCGGCGGCACCGGTACCAAGCCGACCACGGGGCACTACGTCGGTGCGGCCGGGCTGACGTCGGTGCTCGCCGAGGCGATCGACATTCGTGGCGGCACTGGCGCCGCCGGCACGAACGGCACCAATGGCTGGGCCCCGCTGCTAGCGGTGGTCGCCGACGGCGCGCGCCGCGTTCTGCAGGTCACTGACTGGACCGGCGGCAGCGGCACCAAGCCGACCGCCGGGCAGTACGTCGGAGCGGCCGGCCTGACGGCCGTGCTTGCGGAAGCAATCGATCTGCGCGGCGCTGCCGGCACTTCCGGGACCAACGGCACAAACGGCACCAACGGCTGGGTACCGCTCCTGGCAGTGGTGGCTGACGGCGCGCGCCGCGTGCTGCAGGTCACTGACTGGACTGGCGGCAGTGGTACCAAGCCGACCGCCGGGCAGTACATCGGAGCGGCCGGCCTCACGGCGGTGCTTGCGGATGCGATTGACGTGCGCGGCGCTGCAGGTACGAACGGCACCAATGGGTCCAACGGCACCAACGGCTGGGCACCGCTGCTCGGCGTGGTCGCCGACGGCGCGCGCCGCGTGCTGCAGGTCACTGACTGGACCGGCGGCAGCGGCACCAAGCCGACTACCGGACAGTACGTTGGCGCGGCCGGGCTGACGGCGGTGCTCGCCGACGCTATCGACATCCGCGGCACGGCGGGGACCGCTGGAACCAACGGGACGAACGGCGCCAGCGCCTGGACACCCATCCTCGCGGTCGTCACCGACAGTGCGCGCCGCGTGCTGCAGGTGACGGACTGGACCGGCGGCAGCGGCACCAAGCCGACAACGGGCGTGTATCTGTCTGCAACCGGCTTCACCACCGTGCTGGCCAGCGCGGTGGATATCCGGGCGCTGGCCAACACGGACGGGTTGCCGGAAGGCGCAGCCAACAAGTACTTCACGGATGCACGCGCCGTAGCCGCCTTGGAAGCCAGCAATGCCCCGCTTGGCATCTTCACGATGGCGACGCGGCCGCCCGCTACGCCGGCCAACCGGGGCCGCGTGATCCTGGTCACCGGCATCGGCAACGTCGAGTTCGTGCAGATGATCTCGACCGGGAGCAAGTGGGTGCCGTTCGGCGGGTCCCAGTTGCTGTACCACTGGACAGAACCCTCGGCGAATGTCACCACGCCTGGCACCGCAACGGCCGAAGTGACCGCGACCGATCGGGTGATGACGATCCCGGCGGGCCTCGCCACGCCTTCGTCGCTGTTCGAGCATCGCTCACAGGCGCGCTGGCCGGCCGCGGTTGCCGACAACGTGTACCGCATCAAGAGCGGTTCGGCCTCGATCTACGTGTCGACCACCGGCCAGCTGTATGCACACCCGAACACGCGGTTCTGGAACAAGGGATCACTGACTGCGCAGCGGCGCAGTGGTGCCGCTTCCGGCGGCACCGGCATGGGCCACACGACCAGCGACACGTACACCCTCGACATCGCGATCGACACCGGCGCCGAATGGACGATCACGCCGACTCTGGCCGGTGCCGCGTCGACCACGGCGTATGTCGAGTTCTCCGACCTGGTCTGGGTCGACGCCTGATGTTCTTCCTGCCAACCCTTCGCCTCGACGCGCCGCAGGCCGTGAGCGCGATCGACTGGTCAGCCTACGGCTCGCTGGCGCTACCGATCGCGGCGGTCGCACCACCGGCCACTGGCAACCCGATCAACCTCACGTATCTGCAGCTGCAGAACACGGCCGCGCCGCCGAGCCTGGCTGATCCGTACCTGCGCTGGGGCAGCAGCAGCTTCAATGTGTCACCGATCAGCGGCGTGCCGATCGCCCCGGGCGAAACCTGGATGTGGTGCCCGGTCGACGCCAACGGCGGCAGCCCGACCGACCCGACCCCGCACCCGCGCTGCGAAGGCCGAGAGCAGCGCGTGCTCGGTGGCGATACCGGTGACTGGGACATCCGCACCGGCACGCATTGGCAAAGCGGCGTGCTGCGCGTCACGCGTTTCTGCACGCCGCTGAACGGCACCGGGCAGAGCCGCACCGTGTGGAATCAGATCCACGGCAAGGTGCCGAGCACCGGCTTGCCGGTGATCTCGGTGATCCGCAAGGCGACCCCAAGCGCCACCACGGTGACGCTCTACAACATCGTGCGCACCACGCCGGACAGCGGCGCGCCGACCGAAACCAGCGCCTCGATCACCATTCCGCTCGGTGCTTCGTTTGCCTACGACTGCCGCGTGGTCAACGGCCTGCTGACCTTGCGCGTGGCGCATCCGGTGCCGGCGGTACCGGTCGGCAACGTGTTCCCCTTCGGCGCCGATCCAGCCGACGTGCAGACGCTGCACGTGTACCAGTTCGATAGCAGCTGGGATGGCGGCACGAACTACTTCAAGGCCGGCAACTACATCCAAGACGACAACACGACCCACTCTGGCGGGATCGAAGTGATCTACCAGCGCCTGGTCTGGGGGCATAGCGCATGAAGAAGCCAATCCCGCCTTCATTCGCGGCCACGGTGCTTGCCGTGCTCGGTGGCCTGACGGTGTCATCGGAGCAGGTCAGGAACTGGCTGCTACTGTTCGCGGAGGCGCTGAAAGAGCCGGTGATGCTGATGCTGGCGCTGCTGCTGCTGGCCGTGCTGCTGTGCTGTTGGCTGCTACTGCAATCGATGCGGGAGCGCGGCGAGCTGCGCGAAGAGCTGAACCGCAGCAATGCCTGCCTGCTGACGATGGCCATGCTGCTGCAGCAGGACCACCGCTTCCGGGGCAAGTTGCCGGACGCGCAGAAGGTGATCGACGGCGAGATGACGATCACCGAATGGATGAACGCGCTCACCGAACTGAACGTGCCGATGCACGTGGTGCAGCCGTGAGCTTCCGCCGCGAAGGCGCGCGGGCCTTGCTGGCGGACACGCTGACGGATGCGCGGCTGATCTTCGGCGAAGACGGCAGCCCTGAGCAGCAGACGGCGCTGTACGCGCACCTGGCTACCGCCGTGACCGACTACAACCGGGTGCGGCCGCGCATCGAAGCTTGGGAGCTGCAGCTGGTGGCTGGCCAGCAGGACTACCCGGCCCCGCCCGGGGCGCTGCGCTTTCATCTGTCCGATTTCGTCGACGCCAACAACGCGCTTGATCCCTACGACCCGCGCCATCTTGATCAGGTGCCGATCCCAACACTGATCCGCGACAGCGCCGGAGGCCGCGTGTGGCGGTTTTCGCCGGCACCGAGCGCGCGGCTGATCAGCGTGTTCGGTAGCCGCTACCGCTACACGGCGGTGGTGGCGCATGTGCTGAGCGACGTGGCCGGCGACACCACGTTCTGGCCGGAAGATCTGCCGCAGCTGGTGATGCGCGCCCAAGTGGAAAGCCTGCGCGCCCTGGCCGTGCGCAACGCCCACAAGCCGTTCACCACGCGTGACCCGTCGTTGAGCCAGACCCGCAACGGCACGCCGGCCGCACTGGCCGACCAGATCTTCCGGGACTGGGAGCGGATGGTGCGCGAGGGCTTCCAGTCATGAGCGTCACCTTGCGGATCGACGTCAAGGGCGTTCAGGACGCGCTGGCGAAAAGCGACCTGGTGCTGAAGTACGTCGACGGCGCTCTGGCTGCCGGTGCGCTGCTGATCCAGCGCGAGGCCGTCCGGGCGGCGCCGAAAGCGGACGGCACGCTGCACCGGAACATTCAGACCGGGCGCCTGCAGCAGCTGCTGCACCAGGTGAACAGCCGCGCTGCGCACGGTGTGTTCGTCGAGCGCGGCACCGGCCTGCAGGGTCCGCAGCGGCGCGCCAGCGGCAAACAGAATCTGAGCCCGCAGGGCCGCGCCAACATCGCGTCGTGGATCGCCCGCAAGGGGATTCAGCCGCGGCCTGGCGTCAGCGCGGAACGGCTGAGCTGGCTGATCAGCCGCTCGATCGCCCGCAAGGGCACACGGCCGCAGCCGTATCTGGAACCTGCGAACACGCCGGCGAACGCCCGCCGCATCGCGGATCTGGTTGAAAAGGCCATGCAGCGCGGCATCACCGAAGCGGGGCTCGGCTGATGGCCAGCAACGACACGATGGTGCTACTGCGCGAGCGCCTGCAGGCGGCGATGCCCGGGCGGCTGGTGACGCGATCGGCCGGCGACTTCGCGCAGCGGCCGACGCAGGACCGGCGGCGCGGCGTGGTGACGCTGGCATCCACTGCGATCACCGATCTGGACGCGCCGGACGCGTACTTCGACGTGGCCGGGAAGGTGCGCATTGCGCTGCTGGCCGAGTTCGAGCTGAGCGAAAAAGCCAGCGGCGAGGACGTGGAAGCCGCGGAGTGGGCGCTGCTGGACGAGATCCGCGCATTCGTGCGCGCCCCGGGCGCCGGGCTGTGCCCGCTGGCCGTGCTGAATGCCGATTTCAGCAGCCAGGCGGCGGTGCCTACCGGCTGGCTGTTCGTGGTTCTGCAATACGCGGAACTGGATTGATCACCGTTGTACTGGCAACTGGAGTCCTGACATGACTGTCCTGCACGGCCGCACGGCCACCCTGAGAGCCGGTTTCGAAGCCAGCTACCGTAACCCTGGCACCACTCCGCAAGAGCAGGTGCTGAAGTTCAGCACGATGGAGATCGGGCAAGAGGCGGTGCTGGAGGATGACCCCACCATCAACGCCAACCCGCTCGCCGAAAAGCGCACGGAGATGGACAGCACGGCCAGCGCCACGGTCAACGCGATCATCTGTCTGAACGAGATCGGCGTCTGGCTGAAGCTGCTGCTCGGTGCGCCGGTGACCAGCGGCCCGGGGCCGCTGTACACGCACACGTTCACGCTGAACCTGGCCGAGCGCCCAAGCGCCTGGTTCGAGGTGGCCGTTGGCGAAGGCGGAGATACCCGCCTGCAGCGCTACCTGGGCATCATGCTCAACACCATCAGCTGGGATGTGATGGCGAACGCGCAGAGCTTCAGCGCGCAGCTGATGGGCGCGGTGGAAGTGAAGCCGCAGCCGACCACGCCGCTGGACAGCACGCCGTCTGCCCGGCAGGCCAAACGCCAGACCTGCACCAAGCGCGCCACGATCTACGACGTTGCCGGCGCCGGCAACACGCTGGGCAAGATCAGCGCCTGCACGATCCAGTGGTCCAACGACCTCACGCCGTACAGCCTGGCCGATGGCCAGGAAGGCACTGGCGTGGTCACGCTGGGGCAGCCGTCCGTGACGGGCACGATCGGCGGTCTGCTGGAGAACGGCACGCTGTTCGACCACGCGCTGGGGCACGCCAGCAAGAAGCTGGTGATCGTTCAGGGCGACAGCAGCGGCACGCGCAGCATGACCACCACGATCCAGAACATCGAGTTCGATCGGCCGAAGCTGCAGATCAACACCAGCAAGGGTCTGGTGGTGGAAGGCCTGCCGTGGCGCGCGCATCACGTGACCGGTGCGGCCGCGGTGACGGTGACGCTGGTCAACGATGTGCCCGCCTACCCGTAACCGGAGCCCGCCTCATGCTGATTCTCAACCAGCGCCGCACCTGGATTGACCTGCCCGGCCAGGAGGGCGTGCAGCTGTTGCTGAGCCCGCTGCCGGCGTCGCGGCGTGCCGTGCTCACCGAGCAGTGCGTGATCCTGCCGACCAAGGGCGGCAACAAGAAGAAAGCCGAGTTCTTCGACCAGGCCAAGTACTGCCAGCTGGTAGCCGCCGAGTGCCTGCACGGATGGAAGGGGGTGGTCGGCATCGATGAGGCAGGCCAGCAGGCGTCAGTACCGTTCACGCCGGGAGCGCGCGCGCAGCTGATGGAGATCGACCCGGTTGCCGCGTTCGTGGTCAACGCCGTGACCGGGCTGAGCATTCACCTGAGCCAAGCCGAGGAAGACGCGGGAAACGACTCCGCGCGTGCGCCGGCTGGGTAAACGCCGGCGGCCCGCACGCGCTGGAGACACTGCGGCTGGTGAAGGTGAAGCCCGGCAAGGCCGACCTGCCGCCACCGCTGCGCTGGGAAGCCGAGATCTGGCAGTGGTTCTGGCGGCTGGCCGAGCCGACGCCCGCCGGCACGATGCGCGTGCCGGGCCACGTCTGGCAGCAGGCTTGCGACCGCAACGGCTGGTGCCCGGATATCGCCTTCGGCCTGCTGCAGGTGGTGCATGCCGAGCTGGCCAAGGCCAAGGCCGGGAGGCCCGGTGACTGACGCCGAAACCGCCGAGCTGGAAGCCTGGCTGGAATTCAACCAGCACAACCGCGGCCACGCCGGCACCACCCTGGGCAGCTACCGCGCGGCCGTGCGGCTTTGGGCGGAGTGGTGCGCAGGCCAGCGCGTGCAGATGACGCGAGCCACGCCGGACCAGGTGCAGCGCTGGACCGGCATCGAGCTTCACAAGCGCGGCCTCAGCAGCGCCACGCGGCGGGTGTTCGTGAGCGCGCTGCGCGGCTGGTACCGCTGGCTGCTCGCCCGCCGGGTGATCACCGTGAATCCCTGCGAAGGCCTGCCCTACCCCAAGCTTGGCCGGAGCTTGCCGGTGCCGATGCCGGTGGCTGATGCGGAAAAGCTGCTGGCCGGCTGCGACCTGGACACGTTCGCCGGCGTGCGTGACATCGCCATGCTGGCCGTGCTGCTGGGCTGCGGCCCGCGGGTGAGCGGCCTGACGGCGATGAACGAAGGCGATCTGCTGTGGACCGTGTCCGAGCAGGGCTTCGAGGAGCTGACGATCCGGCTGCGGGAAAAGGGTGCGCACGAACGCTACGTGCCGGCGCCCGAGGAAACCCGGCTGCTGGTCCGTGCCTACCTTGGGCACCCCGAGCTCGAGGAGATCGACCGCCGCCTGCCCGACGGCGACCAGGTGCTGTGGTGCAACCAGCACAACAGCCACACGCTGGGGCCGGACCACCGCGGAGAAGCCCGTCGGCTTACCGCGTGGAGCGTGTGGCAGATGATCAAGCGCCGGGGCGAAACGGCGGGGATCGAGGCGCGCTACCTGCACCCGCACGCGTTCCGGCACCTGTACGGCCAGGAACTGGCCGAAGGCGACGTGAACCTGCTGACCGCGCAGCGGCTGATGGGCCATACCGACCCCAAGAGCACGGCTATCTACAGCCACATCGCGTTCCGGAAGCTGCGGAAGGCCGCTCAGGAGGCCAACCCGATGCGTCGGATCAAGAGCCCGGCGAGCGGGTTGGCGGCGGTGCTGCGGGGCAAGTAGCGGGCCGACCGACCGAATACACGCCTGGAACTGCCGCTGTTCCGAACAATGAATTATTTTTTCACCACAGTTCCGCGAAGTGATATCTTCCGCCAACTCGCGGTTATGAGTGCAGCTAATGCGCTCAAGTCGTGCAGAGAAGCAGGAATTCCCTGACTTCGCCAAAGATTCAAGCCTCAAAGAAGGCTTTGCACAGAGGGCGGACGCCATGGCGACGAGAAAGCGGCCGGTTATTCAACCCGCCAACATGAAACTGCGGTGCTACGCGCAGCGCGAAGGTGACCAATGGGTCGCCGTCTGTATCGATTTTAACCTGGCAGCGCAGGCCGACACGTACTCTGCCGCTCGCAGAAAGCTTCACGAGCAGGTGATCTGGTACTTCTACGATGCCACCGCTGGCGACGACAAGGCGCACGGCATGGAGCTGCTGTTCCGAAAGGCGCCAGCTTCCCTGCTCGCGCGTTACCACGTGGTGAACGCCATGAGTCACTTCCGCGCCATGCGGGAGCGTTTCCGTTCGTTTTGTGACCTCGTGCCGGTGTCCGTCCAGCGACCCGCCACTGCATGAGTGGGCGGTTCCCGCCCCTCGAATGCAGGGACGTGAAACGCATCCTGAAGAACTTGGGCTTCGTGTTCATCGTGCAGCGCGGCTCGCACGAGAAATGGCAAAAGACCGTGAACGGAATGCTGTTCAGCGTGACCGTGGATTGCCCCAAAGCACCCTTCAGCCAGACGCTGATCACCAGCATGGCCAGCCAGGCTGGTGTGTCAAAAAAGGATTTCTACGCTGCTCTGACATGACGCCTGCGGCGTCGGACGAGAGCGGTGCAATCCTGCCAATCTGACCCTCACCGATGGGCAGACAGAGTCCTTGTGTCAGGCCTCAGCGCAGATCGCAGCGCTGTACAGCGAGTCAGGCCAATCCGATCAGTCATGCTCCGGCTTGGCCCGACGTGACTCGAACAATCGACTGAACAGCGACCGGCGTGGCTTGGCTGCAGCGACATCGAGGCCCGTCAGGTTTCCCATGAACGCGTCGACGTTTGCCATGGTCAACGCTGTGGGCTGCGGCTCATAGGTAGGCAGCGTGTCGATTCCGGGGATCAGGGATTCCAGCCTGCAACTGCAGGCGCTGCATTGCGGCTCGCGACGCGGTGGGCCGGCATACCACGCAGCGGCTGATTTCACCTTGCCGTGCAGGGCTTGCGCGCGCGAACAGCGCTTCTGTTCACTGGCCACGAACCGGTATTGCATCGTGGTCATGGCATGCAGTTCGGCATCACGCTGAAGCCGCGCCTTCTCGACCCGCTGCATCACGTCGGGCCAGCTCGGCGAGCCGACACGAATGGCATAGGTCAGCAGATCCTCGAACGAATCAAGTTGCCGCTCGATCTCATCCGACTGAAGCCCGGTGATGATCACGCGCAGATCGCGAACCGCCTTGTCGAGCGCGAGCCGTTCGTTGTGGGTCGCCCATTCGGCGTTGATCGTGTCCGCCTGCGCATCACTGCACAGCACGAACAGCTGCGAAGCGACACGGCGCTTGGGCTGCACGCGCTCGCCGCAGGCAGGACAGCGGACTGCGCGTTGAGGCCAATGCTCAAGGCCCGCGCGGCAGCTCGGGCAGGCCAGCAGCTGGCCGTGTTCAAGCGGATAAGGAGCTTCGCTGTGCTTTTCCATTGGCCTTGAACTTCGCTTTCTGCAAGGCTATCGGAGCGTGATTGGCTTTTCACCTTCATCGTTCGGACCTGCGCGCATGTGGATCTTCCTGCTCTGGATGCTCTCGCTGTTCCTGGCCGTCACCGTGGCCGGCAACCGTGGCAACAACCCGCTATGGGCGGCGCTGTGGGCGCTGATCTTTGGGCCGTTCGGCGTGGTGATTGCCTTGCTGATGCCGGTGGACCACGCGCGCCTGGAGCGCGTCAAGCTGAACACGGGAGCCATGCGACGCTGCCCGGCCTGCGCGGAGCTGATTCGGCCGGAGGCGGTGAAGTGCCGGCACTGTGGCACCGAGCTGGCGCCGGCCGACGGCAGCCCAGCGCAGCCGAATCCCGATGCACAGCGCCCGGGCTCACTGTCCGATGCCATTCCACCGCAGCACCGCGATCAGGATCGATGAGGGCCGGAGTTTTCGGAGTGTGAGGCGTAGCGCATACTCGCGGCGTCAGGCATAACGCCACGTCGCGAAAGCCGCAGTCCCTACCCGGGGACTGCGGCTTTTTTCGTTGTGGCGGCCGGGAAACGCGGGCCGCACTCGATGACCAATCAGATCCGCATCACGCTGGAGCTGCAGGGACAGCAGCAGCTGTCGGCTGGCCTGAAGCAGGCAGCGAAAGACACGGCTGGCGTCGGCGCGGCCGCGGCAGGCATCGATGCCGAGCTGAAGAGCGTCACCGACCATTTGCGTGCCATGGGTGCTGCTGCAGCGCTTGCCACTCAGCAGTTCCAAAGGGTGCAGCTGGAACAGCGGGGACTCGGCACCACGGCGGACAGTGCCGGCCAGGCGCTGCGCCGGCAGCAGGATCAGACCCAGACGCTTGGCCAGGCCAGCGAGCGCGCCGGGCGCCAGGTATCGAGTCTGGAGTCTGCAGTGCGCGGGGTGGTCGCTGGCATCGGCGTGGCAGGCCTGGTCGAGATGGGTCAGCGGGTGTTCAACGTGTCGACCGAGTTCGATGCGCTGCGCAACCGCATCGATCGGGTCAGTGCGTCATCCGAACAAGGCGGCGCCCGCTTCGCGTTCGTGATTCGTGAGGCCGATCGGCTCGGTCAGGCCGTTCGCGAGACCGCCGACAACTACGCTGACTTCATTGCCGGCACGCAGAACAGCGGGCTCAGCGACAGCGTCCGCGACAACATCTTCAGCGCATTGACCGAGGCCGGCGCCGCGTATGAGCTGACGCAGCAGCAGGTCAACCAGAACTTCGACCAGCTGGTGCGCATCGGAGGGCGCGCAAAGGTCACACTCGACGACCTCGCCGGGGCGCTGGGCACCAACCTGCCGCAGACCCTCGATGCACTCGCGCTCGGGCTTGGCGTGTCCAACCGCGAGCTGCAGCAACTGATCGTTGATGGCCGGCTGGCCGGGAACGAAGTCCTGCCCGCGTTGGCCGAGGGCTTCCGGCAAACCCTTGGCACCGACGCGCAGACGCAGATCTCCGATGCGGCGGCCAAGGTGCGGGAGCTGAAGAACGAACTGCTGCTGATGGTCGACGCCACGTCCGGCCCGTTGAAGGAGGCCACTGGCGGGCTCAGCGACTACATCGCGCAGCTGCTGCGCTACGAGCGCGAAGGCGGCAAGTGGGCAACGGTGCAGACGTTCTTCGCGCCGCTGGTGGATACCGCGATCGCCGGCGCGAACGCGATCACCGGCGGCAACCTGCAAGGCATCGGGTCGCTGGCGCGCCGGACCAACGCGGCTCGGGATTTCGTGCAGGCCAACCCGTTCCGCCCTGCCCTGTTCGATGCGTCCGCCGGACCGGCGGCGCCGTTCTACGGCCCGGGCCGGCCGGCCGTGGATGGCCTGGTCGGCGCCCGCCTGTTGGGCTATGGCCAGACACCGGCAGACCCGCGCGCCGAACGTGATGCGAAGCGAAGAGCCGATGCCGAGATGGCCGCGGCGCTGCGTGAACAGGAGCGGATCGCGGCTGCACTGACCCGCGACGCCGAACAGGCACTGCAGGCCGATCTGAGACGCGAGGAAACGCTGCGCGAGCGCGTCAGCAATGCGCGGCTGGAGGCGGAACTGATTGCCGACCAGCTGCGCACCGGGACGGCATTGACGGGCGCAGCGCGCGAGCTATTCCTGCTGCAGAGGCAGGCGCAAGACCCGGCGAACGCACTGCTGAAGTCAGAGCTGGAAAAGCTGGCGGCGCTGGAAGCGCAGGTGCAGACCCAGAAGGAAGGCGCCCGCCTGGCACGGGAAGCTGCCAGCGCGCGCGAGCGTGCCGACCGGCAGGCCGAAGCCTATTTGCGCCGTCGCGATCCCAGCTTCGAAACCCGTGCCGGCGATCGCGATCCGGATCCGTTCGCGCGAATTGATCGCGCACGTGACAGCCTTCGCGGCCGAGAGAATCAGGAGTACGGCCGGCAGCAGCGGCTGGAGCAATCGGCGCGCGAAGCGGAGCGCGCCGCTGGCACCGAAGACTTCGGCGCGTTTGCCGAGCGCGAGGAAGCACTGGCGCAGGCGCATGCCGACCGGCTGCTGGAGATTGATCGGCAGTACGCGGCGGCCCGAATCGGGGTGTTCACGTCGATCGCCGACGGCACGGCCTCGGTGCTCGATCAGCTGGGGCAAGTGGCGCAGAACTTCGGCGCCAAGGGCTTCGCGGCGTACAAGGCTTTCGCGATCGCGGAAACGCTGATCAGCACGTATTCGTCGGCACAGAAAAGCTACGAATCCCTGAGTGCCATCCCGGTGGTCGGACCGGTGCTCGGCGGCATTGCGGCCGCGGCGGCGGTGGCCAACGGCCTGGCGCAGGTGGGACGCATCCGCTCCCTGCAACCCGCCGGACGCCGCTTCGGCGGCCCGGTGTCGGCCGGCCAGATGGTGGAGTTGAACGAGGGCGGCATCAGCGAGGTGTACCGCGATGCCCGCTCTGGCCGGCAGTACTTCATCCCCGGCAACAGTGGCGAGGTGACACCAGCGAAGGCGATGTCCGGAAGCATGGGTGCCGCGGCGGCCAACGACAGCAGAGCCTTTGATTCCCGGCCACTGATCCAGGTGTTCGAGCAGACCGGATCGGTGGGCGTGCGCACGCAAACGCAGCGCCTGGGGCGAAAGGACGTGGTGCGGATCTTCGTCGAGGAGCTTGGCGACAACGCCAGCCCGGTGTCGCGCGGCGTGCAGAGCTTCAGCGGCCGCAAGGCAGCGGGAGGTGTGGGATGACGGTGGCCACCTGGCCGAGCGAGCTGCCGGTACCGCTGCGCGACGGCTACCTGTACGACCTTCCCGAGCTGGTGCTGCGCACCGAGTTCGCCGCCGGCAACCGGACACGGCCGCTGTATACCGATGGGCCGGACACCTTCCGCCTGACCATGCTGTTCACGTCGGACCAGTGCGAGCGGTTCAAGGCCTGGCTGCGCTATGACGCCGCCGACGGCGCCAATTGGTTCACGCTGCCGCTGCTGGTGGGCGACACCGTGGTGAGCCGTGAGGTGCAGTTGACCGCCCCGCCATCGATCGCGCTGGAGGGCGTGAACCATTGGCGGGTGACCCTGGCGCTGGAAACGCGCACCGGCACCACGATGAGCCGCGCGGCATACGACGCGCTATGAATCTGCCCCGCTATGTGGCCTCGGTACCGCTGCGCACGCTGGCGCATTACTGCCTTGAGATCAGTCACCCGGCATGGCCAGCCCCGCACCGCCGTGTGATTCAACCCACTGCGGTGACCGTGACCATTGATGGGGTAGCAACAAGCTTCCCGGGCTGGAACGAGAACGGGCCGTGGAAAGGGGAGTTTCCGGCGGCCGATGACAGCGGCCGGGCGGTGCGCACGCTGAGCCTGAGCGACCCCGATAACGCCTTGTACGCGCAGATCGACAGCGTGCGCGAGCACCCGCTGCCGGTGACGGCGCGGCTCTGGGAATTCCTCACCAGCGACTTGTCGACGCCGGTGCTCACCGAGGTCTACACGCTGCAGGCCGCAGCGCCCGGCAATGCGCGCCTGGAACTGGCTGCCGTGAGTCTGGAGATCGGCGTGCTGAATGACCCCTTCATCCGCCACACGCGGATGAACAGCCCGGGCCTGAGAGGGCGTGCAGCATGAGCGTGATCAAGAAGATCGCGAAGGTGGCCGTCGCGCCGCTGCTGGCGCTCAACAAGCCGCTGCTGAAAGCGGCGCTGAAGTTGATCACGCCCAAGATTCCGAAGCTGCAGACCAATACCGAGGTCGAGCAGGTCAACGATCTGCGGGCGCAGAACAACAGCGCGCGGCTTGGCGAACCGCAGACGATCCTTTACGGGCGGAACGAGGCGTACTACCCGGCGCTGAAGGCGCAGCCCTGGCTTGAGTACCAGAGCAACGAGCAGGTGCTGCACCTGCTGATGCGCGTGAGCGTGGGCATTGCCACGATGAGCGCGCTGCGCGTGGGAAAAACCCCGATCAGTGCCTTTCCCGGATCGCGCTTCGAACTGTTGCCGCCGGGCACGCCGATGACCTTGTTTCATCCGAACGTGTATAGCGCCGAACAGCTCGACGGCATCGAGCTGGTGGCCGGCATTTTCCAGACGGTGATCTACACCGATGTGATGACCTTTTCCGGCAACCAGGTGCGGGTACCGAACGATACCGCGAGCATCGCCGCGCGCGCCGCCGCCGGCGTCAATCCGTTCCAGCACATGGCGGTGGGGCTGAACGTGATCATCAGCGGCAGCCCGAGCAACGACGGCACGTACCGGGCGGCCAGCGTGGATAGCACGAACCCGCGCGACTTCTTCACGGTGACCACGCCGGGTGGCGGCGCCGTGAGTTTCACCAGCGAGTCAGGCACGGCCACGGTGAGCTACGGCAACTTCGAACAGAACGGTGTGGAGA